CTACTGCTACAGGTAACTTCTTGACTTCTGTTGGTAACGCACAAACATTGTTCGCAAGTCAACCAGTTGTATTGTCAGCAAACATTGGTGGTCTAGTTGCTGGTCAAACATATTTCGTTAAGACTATTGCCAACGCAGCCGCATTCAGTGTTTCATTGGCAGCAGGCGGTGCTAACGTTGCTCTTACCGACGAAGATGCAGAATCTTACGCAGTTCAAGACCGTGTTGTATTGACAGCTAATGCAGCCGTAAATGCTACATCTGCAAGTTTTGTATATGCAAATGATGAAGCAGGTTACATTGTTCGTCAAAAAGGTAAGCAGAAATATCTGGTAACAGGTGGTACAACTGGTCTAACAGCACAATGCTATATGGCTAATGTTGCTAATACAGCACTAACACCAAATACAATGCGTGTTCTTGCTACATATGCTAATAGTTCTACACAAACTGTACAGAGCTTAAGTGACCATAATGGTGAGTTGTTCACAGCTACATCAGGTCCTATTGCTACAGGTAATATTGTTCTTGCTAATGCTACTCCAGTTACTGTAACATTCAATACAGCGGCTGCGGCAAATGCTGACAATGGTCAACCTTACGAACTAGTAACTATCGCTAGCGCATAATCATGGCAGCAACTAAAGCAGTTAACTTTAAAACAGAAACTGAAGTTGCTGTTTTACAAGTACAGGTAGAAAACATCACAAATGATATCAGCGAAATTAAAGCTGATATCAAAGAAGTTAATGCCAGTATTACAAAGAACAATGAAGATACTCATAAGTTTCTTAAAGAAATGAAAGAAGCTAGTGCGAATGCTCACAAAGCAATGTCTGACAAAATTTCTGCATTAGAGAAATGGCGATGGATGATGATGGGAGCAGGAGTTGTTCTAGGAACACTGGGATACGACACAGTAGCAAAACTACTAAAATAAAAAAAGAGACTTAGGTCTCTTTTTTTGTAAGTGATTTTAATTTCTTTTGTACAACATCAAAGTTTACTGTACTAAACAATCCAGGATGTAATGGTTTAGGATATTGATTATCCCCTACCCATGCATATCCGCAATGTTCATAGTTTAATATAGGCATAAATTCTTCATCTATTGCACAAAAAAATGTATGATATGTAAAGGTATTATTTACAAACTTTTGTATTGGTACAAGTTTTGCATTGTTTGGGAAATGCCCAATTTCTTCACAACATTCTCTTGCAATGCCCTCAAGCAATGTTTCATCTTCTTCTATTTTACCGCCCGGTATTCCCCAGTTGCCCGGATTTTTATTATCCGTTCTAAGTAAATATAGAAATCGTTGTGTGTTCTTAGCGTAAAAGAAGACGCCTGCAGATATATTATTCATATGCTAAGATTATTATAGCACATACATGGTTAAATTACAATACTATAATCACCTTGACCGTACCAACCTTCCCAACTCTTCATCCAAGCACCTTCATTATTTACATAACGATATTGGATTCCAGTTGTTAAATTGGTAACATATTCTACTGTAGTAGCTTGTGCGCTATCAAATGATACAAACCACTCTCCTGTATCACCATCATATTCAATAATATCATTGGCATATGCTACTACATTTCCCCATGCAATAGTAGTATCACCTTCACTACCGATATTATCTACAATAAGATATCTCATTCCATTTTCTGCCGGAGGTAACCCTGCGTTTGGTCCTGTGACTAGTGGGTTAATCACGCTGTCTACAGGAGCCAATGTGTTTTGTGGCAGGGTGTCCGGATCAATACTATAAATTAATAATCTATCATCTACCGGATCAGGTACTATTGTACCTACAATCTCAGTATCCATATATGGATTTTGTAACCATATCTGACTAATGCCAGGGCGTACAGTTCCATATACATTTAATAAACTACTCCAATATAAACTTGTATTGGGGTTTGGTGGCAAATCTAAATCTTCATTGTCTGGATAAAAGTCTTGATTTGCTGGTAATAACTGTAAACTATTACCTATCAATAATAACTTATAACCATATGGGGTAATCTTTTGACGAGTACCTAATAACAAGTCATCATCTTGTATATCAGTTAATGCATTACCTTTAAAGATACTTGCAATAATCTTTTCAATAACACCCATCTTCTTAAGTTTAGCCGCATTGCTAATCCAGATAGGCATGTAAAACTTCCAAGTTAATACATCGATTGGATTACCAGTACCTTGTGGTATGCTACGAGATGAGAATGTTAATCCATCTTGGTATACAACACTTAAACTAGTCCAATCAATAAAGTTATCAGTGCTTTGTATCTCTAATGAAGGATTAAACAATGTACCTAACTGTTCGATTAGTTCTAACTTTTGATTATAGTTCGTAGTCCAAAAATCAACACTAATACGTAATGTATAGGGAACTGGCATTAATCGTTCAACTGTAAATGCTTGACCTTGTACTGTTTCATAACTTTGTGTATCTGCGTTATATGAACGTTGACGAACTTGAACTTTATCAATAAATGTAGGGTCTTGTGTTCTACGTTGGTCATATTCCAAACCAGTGATATAGAATGTAATCAACGGTGCACTTGGTAAGTTACTTGCGCTGTTATTAGCAATGATTGTACTAGCTTGACGACTACTATCACCATACATCACTGGTACACGTACAAGAATATCATTACCTGCAGGATCTTTGCCTTTAGTTACTTGCCAGTTACTAAAGATTTTTGCAAACTGTATTAAGAATCTGCGTACCTGATTATCGTAGAAGAATTGTGCCATTTATTAAATTACCGGTGGTATTGGATCTGGTGCTATTGTTAAGATAGTTGATAGACCTTGCTTCTGTGGTATCTGTGTACCACTAGTTGTAGTAGTAACATTACTGTTATTTATGAAGCTAGATTGTTGTGACAAATCTTGTTCAGTAAAGCCTGTTTGTGTTCTGACGTTTTTAGATATACGAACCCATAGTCTACCGTCCCAACGATATAATAGTTGTGGAAGATAATCTGTACGTAAGAAGTAATCTCCTACTTGTGGGTTTTGCGGAAACGCAATACCTGCACCAGTTGGGAATCCGTTTGGTGCTACATCAGTTCCGTCTAAGTAACCAGTTGTGTATCCAAAGCTACGTGGGCTACTACGTGCGATATATTGGAATCTAGGATCAGCATCAGCACGATAGTCCATTGTATTCGGACCATATGGTTCTGTTCCTGTAAAGCCTGGAGCTACTGGATCTTGGTCAGCAGTTGCATATGTGTTATCAGCAGTACCATATGGTCCAGTTACTGGTCCAGTTGGTAATATCGTTAATACTGTTTCTCCCTCTACTGGGCCTGATCCACTACCTATAAGTTGCGGAGCATAAACAGTTGTTTCTAAATTCATTTGATTGAATGCTTGCAATGGATTGTCAAGCATATCAACAGTCATATCCCAGATACTAGTTACGACAGCTTTGGGTATTCGTAATACTGGACTAGGATTTTTATATCTATTATTGCGTATTAGTTCTACAGTACCAGTAACCGGAGCTCCGTTATTGTTAGCTAATACATCGATAGGTGGCGCCGGCTGATTATTTTTACCGGATAACTGTGTATTACTTTCAAACTCACCATATGTAGGAACAATATATAGATTGCTTCTATCATATCCAGCTTTAGGTACCAATCTTTCTGCTTCATCCAATATAGCATTATTGATTTGTAGATTTTTGTTATATGTAGCAAGAATATCTTTAAGATTCTGATTAGGATCAAGTTCCCAAAATACATCATTTGGCGGAGTAATACCAATTGGAACTTCTTGTTTACTGATATAGTTTTTATCACCATAACTAATAACATAACCAGCTGGATATACTTTATTAGCTTCCCATAATCCAAGATAGTTATCTGTATTAATAGGCTGTTCTAATATCTGGCTAAACTCTTGACTATCAACTAATGGTTCACATTTAATACGCCATAAATGCGGATACCAAGTTGGGCTAAATCCTTCACTAGCAAAGTTACCATCAGTAATCTGATAGAAACGTTTTAATGCTACTGGTATAGTTTCTTTTAATGGATTATAATCTAATAAGTGAGGTAACTCTATAACATCACCTACCATTAACTTACGACCGACTAAATCAATCATGTCGTTATAATGAACGGTAATAAAGATAATGTCGTTGTTTAAGAATAATCCAAACTGACTTAAATCAAAGTCTAGATTTTGTACATTATAATGACCACGTAATCTATAAATGTTAGGATCATATGTTCTATCTCTATTCTCTAAGAATAGTAAATCCTGAATATTAGTGGGATCTAATGCGTCATATTCTGGTTGTGTATAATCAATACTAGCACCTTGATTAGTAGGTCCTAAATACTTGTGAACATATAAATCAGTTGCCCCAACAGTAAACATCTCTGATATTGTTCTATCAAAGAATCGGTAATCATTCGATTTCGTGGGGTGGTATAATGATAATCTAGGCATATCTATTATTTATCGTTTATGGTCGGATCAGTAAATAGACTTAGAAATGGGTCAATCGATAGGTTGACAACAAATGGACAATCTGTTACAATACATAAATGCGCTATAAATCTAGGAGAACTTAATGGCAACACGTAAACCCGCAAAGAAAGTCATCAAAGCAAGTGACTATTCACAGGTCAAAACACTTGACCCAAAAGATGCTGACACAAAATATTTCGGGGAAGAACCCATGTTTGCAGTACAGCCCGATGAAGACCAGCGACGGGTAGCACTTATGCGTAGTTTTACTTGGTATGGTCGATTCTATGCTAAAAAAGACGCAAAAGAGTTTTTAGTACAATACTTGGAAATGCGTAGTCGTCCGCAAGATGCAAAAATCATGCGTAAAGTAGATGAAAAAGAATGTATCAATACACTATGCTGGTTAGCACGTATGGAGTTGCGTGGTCTTAAACTATCAGAAACCGAATCAGATACATTACAAAATGAAATCAAGCGTTTACTAGAAACAGTAAACAAGCCACAAGTTGTTGAACAATCGGCAACAGGTGCGCCAGAAGTATCTAACCGCCCCAACATTCAGGAAATCTTAAAAGACAAAGCACGTGAAGCTGGTGGTGAACTTGAAGGATTGTTTGACGAATACATCACTTCCGGTGCAAGTACTAAACATACACTAAGACCAATCGATGAAGTGGCTAAAAAGAATGTAATGCCACAACATATCAGTTTGTTAACCGATGTATGGAAAAAGAAACTGAATGAGATTGAAGAAGTACTAAAAGGCAAAGATGCACAACTAGTGCAGGGCTATCAACACTTGACAAAAACACAACTTAAAAACATTGTAAAGTTTATTGAGTTGGTTATTAGTGATTTGAACAGTTATATTAGTGTTAAGAAAGCCGCTAAAGCTCCACGAGCCCGTAAAGCAGTACCGGTCGAAAAACAAGTAGCAAAACTTAAGTATCTTAAAACATTCAAAGATACTGCAAGTAAGCTTGACTTAGTAAGTATCAGTCCAATCAAACTGCACGGTGCAAGTGAAGCTTGGGTTTATGATACTGCAAAACGTAAGTTACACCACTATATTGCAGATGAGTATAGCAAAACATTTACAGTTAAAGGTAGCACATTGTTAGGATTTGATTCCGCACAAAGTGAAGTTAAAACCCTGCGTAAGCCGGGCGA